TGTACTGATTCAGCCATTAAGTATGGCATGAATACTAGACCTGGAGAGTTTCCATCTCCTTTTCTACCTACAGCGATTCTAGTATCGCTCCAAGCCATGTTAGGATCTACGTAGATAGAAACACCTGCGATAGAACCGATTGGGTAAAGCGATCCACCATTCTGATTAACAGTATTTGCTAATGGGTATGGAGTGAATCCTGCGATATCTTGTAAAGCAGAAGCTACTTGACCGTTAGTAACGGCGAAGTTAGCAGCACCTCTTCTACCTCTAATAGCAATAACGTTGGTAGCAGCAAGAATCTTAGAAAGAACTCTTCTCTGTAATGTACCTCCATTATCACCGTTAGTTGGAACGGTTGCAGCAGTAGCGATAGTAACAGCAGCACCTGTTTCATCATCACCAACTGCTACGTTAACTGTAGCTGCTGCTGATCTAATAACCAAGTTAAGGTTAGTTGAATCATTAGCATATGCATTTTCAGCATTAGTAACACCTAGTCTGAAGATTCTTTCTAGGATCAACTTGTTGATAGATTGAGTCAATTCATTAACCAATACAGCTTCTACTTGAGCAACTGCATCGATACCGAATTGCTTAAGGTCTTGTACTTGCTCTCTAGTAACAGCTGCAGCAACTTGGTAAGTTTGAGCTTCAACTGACTTGTTGAACAATGATAGACCCATTAGGTTATCAACGGTAGATTCTCCACCTTCTCTTAAGTAAGGTTCGTTAGAAGATACATTGTTGAATCCACCAGATACTGCTGAATTTGCAGCGAAACCTCTACCAGAGAATCCGCTAATGTGATCTTCAAGAGCCTTAACTAATTCTGCAGATCCAGCAGAAAGAGAAGCAACTAGAGTACCGAAGTTTCCTGAGTTAACAGTAGCAAGTTTACCGCTGTTTACAGTAGCTGCGATGGTTTTAGCTCCAGCAGTTCCGTTTCCAGATCTGTAGTTAGTAGATGAATCATTAGTAAATGCATTCACTTTAAAGATTGGGTAACCGTCAATTCTAGAATTACCTACATAAGTTAATGTGTAGATAAGACCAGTTTGACCTGATCCTGAAGTAGAATCTCCCAAGAAGTAAACTGAATTTACATCAGACTCTGTTAAATCTTGTCCTGACTCGTAAGAAAGAGCAAGTTTAATAAGAAGAGGAGCCTCAACTGAATCAAGCTTACCACCTGCGTAAACGAAGTCTAGGTAAGTTAAAATTCCAAGAGGACCGCTCATTGGTACAACTGGTACAAGATCTAAACCTACAGTTTGAGCTGCAACTTGCATTGCAAGAGGAAGCAAGCTGAAAGGCTTGTCACCTGATCCAGGTGTTTGAGCTGAGAACTGTGTAGTTAAACCAGGATCTCCTGGAAGAGTAACAGCTCCCATGCCATTGATGTTCATGTTAGGGTTTAAGTGAGCCGTGTTATAAACACTCTCATTAAGTTGATGATAGTGGCAGTACTTAGACATCCACTTCAACTTACCCTTATCTTCAACACCGGTGGCTGATTCGATAATAGGGGCCCAAGTTTTTACAACTTCGGCCTCATTGATAAGTTCCATTGCCATTTTTGTTTTTTGTTTTTTTATTTAATGAACCTTGATTTCTGTCTTTTGCTTCTTAACAGATAAGGTTGTTTTTTATATATCTTTATGCTCTTCCCATTTTTCTGGCTACCTGCTCTCTGATACTTTCTAAATAATCTTGATTAACAGATGACTTAGGAGCATCTTGGGCAGCTGTAGCATTTTCATTAATTGCTTCTAATACTACTTGACTAGCTCTTAAATCTCTAGTTTGCCAGAAGTTATCGATTTGATATTGGGTATTTAATGGGTAATGCTTAGACTGAGACTTAATTTGACTTTGTCTAGCCTCTGAAAGATTTTCCCATTGCTTTCTAAATTTCTCAGGCATGTTAGTAATGTAGTCTAAAGACTCTGGTCTTGAATTAAAATTAGATTCCCAAATTCTTTCTACGTCATTTGTAGAGAAATATCTATTCATTTTGAATGATTCAACGATTTTCTGTTGAGTCTCTTCTCCGAATTCGTTAAATTCATTTCTTTTAGCTTCTGATAAGAATCTCATGAAATGTAAATCCTTATTGTCTTCAGCTTCCATTTTAGCTCTTGCTGATTCAACTAAAGCTTCTATGCTTGAAGCAACTTTATCTCTATAAGATTCTTCGATGCTTTCAGGTACTTCAGTTTGAACTGGTGCAGTTTCAGGTTTTTCTTCATTTACTACATCTGCTGCATTAAATTTAACAGATGCTCCTGATTCAACGAGTCTATTAATACTTTCTGCTAAGTAATCTGAATACTTACCTACGTTTTCTACATTCTCTTTAATATATTCTGAATAAGCAATCAAATTAGTAACAGTTTCATTAAGTTTTTCTCTAGAAAGAACTTGCTCATTTAATCCTTCTGCTAAATAATTAGTAAATGCAATTACCTTATCGGTATTTTCTGCAACGTATTCAGAATAGGTAATATTCTGATCTAATTTTTCAGATAAGTATTTAGCATACTCAATTCCTTTATCTGCATTTTCTGCAATATATTGGGCATATGCAATACTCTGGTCGAGTTTTTCGGCAATATAGTCAACGTAAGACATTCTGTCATTTACGTTTTCTACTACGTAATTCATATACTTTTCCATGCTATTGAATCCTTCAACTACATGATCAGTATGAGAAATTGATCTATCTAGATTTTCTGCTAAATAATCTACGTATCTTTGAAGTTTATTAAAACCTTCAGAAATACCGTTAGTATATTCAATTAGATTTTCAACCTTCTCAGAATCTGTAGTAGACTTGCCAAGCTTTTCTTTTAAAGAAAGAATTTCTCCTTTCACATACTCAGAATACTTATCAAAGTCTTCTGCTGAAACGTTTGTATTTTCCATTTTTAAAGTATCGTTGTTTTGCTTTGTAACTTTGTTATATTTATCATCTTCTGTTGAGGATTCTGAGATTTCATAAATGAATAAATTATCGTCTGAATTAAATCCATAAGATTCATTCACCCTTCTAAGTTCTGCATTTTCAAAACCAGGATCAGCAACTAGATCATAAGTAAAAAGTTTCTTAATAGATACTTTTCCGTTTTCGTTTACGGTTCCAGCTGCTCTAGAAGAAATATGAAGAGGTATACCGTCTTCAATAAGAGCCTTTGCTTGTTTTCCTTTATCAGTATTCAAGATTCTTACTCTTCCGAGTACTTGCTTCTTATCTTTATCATATTCGAGCTTCTCGATAACATGAGAAACATTACCTAAAGAAATATCAAAATTCTTAGGGTGATCTAATTCACCTAACAACTTTGAAGTTGTAACTTTATTCTGAAGCTCTTGTATGTGAGGGAGAACTTCTGCCTCCTCGTAAATTCTGTTGTTCTTGTTCTTGACTCCGATTTCCGTAAATACTCCTTCTAAAACAACAGCACCGTCTTCGGATGTTGTAGCACTTAAATTAGCACCGGATCTCTCAAGAATTAAAAGTTCTTTTCTAGCCATCTTATGAGATGTTTTTTTATTTATCTACCTTTAGCGTATTTTATATATCCTATCCTTGCATTCGTTTTTTAGAAATCAAGATCTAGTTCATCATCTGTCG